ATTGTCTGCGGCAAGATTTTTGATCGTTGCGTGAAGACTGCTTGTCGGCGCGGCGTCTTCCTCAAACTCGCCATCAAGGGTTCCAACCGTTGTCGCCGTAGCATCAACAATTTCCTCGTCCTCGGTGAAATCGCCAGACATTGAAACAATAGCAATCGCAGTAGTGGTAAGATAAATAACCACACCTGTTTCGCCAGAAGTTGCTCCCGTAATGGTATCCCCGCTTGAAACAATTCCCTCTGTAAATGTTCCAGCACAATAATAATAGGCGGTATCGGAAGGGGAACCTGAACCATCATATCTCTCATAGCCATCTATTCGCCTAAGGCCGCCATTGTCCCCCGCCTCATAGTTCATGGCTAAAATTGCCTTGCCCGGTTCTATCGACATGGCAGGGGATACAAGATCGAGGCCACCCTGAACCTTCGTATACTCAACCCTCACATTGACTTCAGGCAACTTCATGCCAGCGGATTCCCCCACCCGATCTTCGGAAGCTGAGAATATTCCATCGCTCTCATTAACCGTTGGTATTCTGCTTCTCCGTGAGCGTATTTTTCTGGCGCGGCCAATAACCCTGCGTAATATTTCAATGCCCTCCAAACAATGAGCATGTGAAAATCGGACGGGAAGATTGGCGTATCGGTGTTGCCTGACAACGTATCAACCTGTTTAACGTATTCACCAACACAAGTGTATGCGTCGTCTGGCGTGGGCCAAAAAACAATAGAATTGTTCGGTTTGATGGAAAAAACTGACGGCCTACCAGAAGGAAGCGAGCCGATCATGTATGCCCGGCGAAAGTCGTCCCACGGGGTATATGTTATTTGGGCTTCGTCCGCTGCATCGAGGTAAATCCTCACATCGTCGGTCTTCCATTCTAGTAGGTCGTCAATCGACAAAGAGGCGGGGGTATATGTGTACGTCCCAGAAATCAACGAAACAGAAAAATCGTCCTGCCTAAAAAGCCAGGTGGTATGAAGCGACTGAATATCTTCGTAGGCCGCATTCACCCATGTAACAATTTCCCCCAACTCTCCAGTTTGCCCGGTTACGGCAGAAGGGCCAGTGCCAGAAACACCGGCCTCCATTCTTAGCCGCTGACAAAGCGCAAGATAGTTCACTCTGCCAAAATCCTTTCAAGCCATTCGCGGCCCTTTGGATTGGGGTCATGTAAAATCTCAAAAGGATAGGAAAGTACCGTGCGTTCAACCATCCGAATATTGCTCGGATCTCTTGGGTCGGCTACTTCTTGAGCGTAAGTATAGGTCCGCGCTCGCGCCAACGCCTCAACGTACTTCCGCTTAACCTTTTGCTTGTAACCCCGCACAAAATATTGGGCTATCCCATTTACAGAAGTGTGTACGGGGGCCGGGTCCAAAGCAGACGTTGCCACTCGAACCGTAAGAATTTCGTTGGCAAACGCTTCTTCGTCCACGTTCACGCCCTTGCCGGGAACATCAATTTCATTCGTTTTCCCAACTTCGTCCAGCGGAAACGTGCGTTCTTTCTCAACCGACGCCTCAACAGCTTTAGCCATATTCCCTCACAACTTGTTCGTGATAAGATTAAAAAAGTGGGGCCGGACTCCCGGCCCCGGTTAGGTTAAGAAGTCAGCGGAGATACCGGCACACAACACAAGTCGTAATAAGTGTCGGTAACGGTCGCCGCACTCAGTTCGGTCGTTGCCCCGGTAAAAGCCCCGGTCAGCACCAGCTTGATAGCGCCAATCGGGCAGGTGTTCGCGGTAGGGGTGGGCCATTCCAGCACAGCGGTCCCGGCGGTGAGGGAGGCCGTCAATACTTCGGTCCCCTGCACAACAGAAACGGTCCCGGAAGAGTCCAAGCACACCAAATACAAACAGGTAGTGGCATCGCTTTGAGTCAGGCCGGTAAACAAAACACAGTCGTCGGTATCGGCCTTGTGGTACATGATCCCATTGATGGCATAGTCCACACCTGCACCATTTGGAGCGGCAATCTTGGCTTTAGACGCAGTGCCACCAATAGCCAATCCGGCTTTGGAAAAACACATGGTCCCGCCACGGGCAAGTTCGTTAAGATTCAAAGTCATTTTTCTTCTCCTTCTTCTTCAAAGAATTTCTCGTAAATCGGAATGTGGTCGTCAGACAACTTCCCTGCATCAGACAGTTTGGAAAGCTCCGACTTAATTAGATTCGCAACCGTCTCGCCAATCTTGATTTCCTTGCTAACATCCGCGCTTACGTTCCAAGCCAATACCCTTGACCCTTCACGGTCCTCTTCCCTGAACCCAAGGTCGGCATTTTCCTTTTCAGAAAAAGACAACGCCTCTCTTGTTTTACGGATCAGTTTCAGGTTTGTGTAAGACCCCTCTCTCGGCAACAACGCAAGCAACATCAACCTCTCTCTAACACTAAGTTTCATTTCGCCTCCCTGAAGGCCCCTGGTAAAACCGCTGGAAAATCGGCCAGGGTTTCCGATCTTTCGGGTGCTACCCTATCCAGCGGATTCATCGGTTAGTTCCATTCCGTGGCGGCAACACACGGGATATAGTAGGCAGTAGAACCAACCTTCACCCTCAACCCAACCGTGCTGCCAGGAAGTTCGGCCAAACTTACACTGGACACCACTTTCGTAGTATCCGCAGCAGCCGTGAATCCCTGTACGCTAAACAAGTAAGCGTCAGTATCCACGTCAGCCTTCCCGGTTGCGTCGCCGCTATTACACAGGCGAAGGACCGAAAGCTCAGTAAGGCCAGCAGGGTCGGAAGCGTCCCCATCCGAATACAACTCGAACATGCCGGCACAAAGCGTCCCGGTCGGTGCCCAAGAAGCAATATCGGGGATATGGGTCGTTCCACGAATAGCCGCGCCAAGACCAGAACATTCCGAACCACCAGCCGTAGCCAGAAAGTTGAGCGAAATGTGTGCGCCGTGCGCCGTGCCGATATTGGCATTAACGGTCGTGAAAGCACGAATGGTTTCACCGCCTCCCGTGCCGGTCCCGGTCAGGTACAACCGAAGATAGGCAAGACGGTTATCACCAGAAGTCGCCCCATTGTCACAATACATTTTGACAAAGGACATATCAGCGGTGTCCTCTGTAATCGGGGCCGAAGAAGTCCCCCCCTTGAGAATACCGCCATCAGTGTTTTTGCTCAGAACATCGAAATCCGAAAGGTCAAACCGGCCCTCGTCGTCCATAAAAATACTGAACAACTTTCGAATCGACCGACGCGCCCTTGGGTCTGCGATGTAGTTAATGTAGCTTTGAATTTTGTTGCTCATGTGGAATCCTTTCCGGGCAACCCTTGTTTAATCATTAGGACAAGTCAGACGCACCACATTCGATCCGAACAAGCCAGTTTTCGTTCAGGCGTACACAGGAGTACCAGAAATCGGCCCCCACATATCCGAACATACCAGACGGGTTTGCATGGTTCTTCTGGGAAGCAGGGATGATCGTCGGAGAAATACCCGAATACCCATGCCCCTTCAAAGACACATGACCAAAAGCGTCTTCGGCCATAACGACTACCGGGTAAACATCCACGTTCGCCGCGCCGGCAGAAAGCATTCCACTGGTGCTAACCGTAGCGCCACCGGCCAAGAAAGGCGCAAACAACGGAGAAGCGATGAACCGGAAATCCTCAACAGCCCCAAACTCACGGTCATGCAAAGGCTTGATCGCACTACCGTACTCGACGCGCTTAGTAAAACCCTCAAGGTTTCGAACATCGGCAATCACATCGCTATGGCAAAACACCACATAACCCGGCTCAACAGCAGAAGTCCCAAAGTCAGGGCCAGCCTTGACCGCACTAGTAACCTTGCTCGCCCGGTTCTTCTCAAGAGCGCGGGCCGCCTTACGAAGCGCATTCAAAGAAAGCGCGGTATTAACCGAAGTGCGAGCGGCACCATTGGCATAAATAACCGCAGTGCCGCCGCGAACCTGCCCATAAGCCACAAGCTCGGCAACCTCGGCCATCGTCTGCCCACACACCTTAGCCATGTCTTCAGGGATGTCGTCTTCGTACATCAACTGCGCTTTGCTGGTAAACTTAAACAGCACAGCGTATTGCTGCAACGTGGTCGAAACATCCGTATAACTGATAGTATTCGCAGTCGGAGTCACACCCTCGGAAGTGACAAAGCTGGCGGCAGTAATCGACGGAGTTTCACTATACCCATCAGCGGGGTTGGTAACAGCCGCCCCCCCGAAAGGAATAACCCGACGGAAAACCACCGTATCGGTCTTGTTAAGCGGTTGCTCTTTCTGCTGCCCGAACTTTCCCAACACCTGAATGTTCTCGGCAAACTTCAACATCTTCAACTCGGCCCGGAGTAGATTCCGGGATGCTACTGTATCGTATTTTTGAACAGCCATTTAGCTATCCTCCCCATATCTGCTTCGACAAATGCCGCCTCAACTCTTCTGGCGTCATGTCGGCCTCTGACTTGATTGGTTTTTCTGAAACGCCAGTTGGAGAAACGCTTCTCTCAAGGCGCTTTTTTCTTTCTTCCTTCACATTCGGTTGCGTCGGCTTTAAGCTGGCCTTGTAGGCGTCCAAGATCTCAATGGCGTCGTCAGCCTTTGTGCTTGCAGCCTTGTGCTTCATCTGTTCCGGTTGCGTCTTAAACCAAGACCAAAACTCTTTGGTTCTCAATGTCTGCTCATAGTTCGGATGCCGTGCGGCAACGATTCGTTTTTCAATCTGCTCGGCAATCTGCTGCTGAATCTGTTTTTGGGACGTTAGAATGGCGGCCTGAGCTTCAGACTTGGAAAGAAACTTGTTCTCGTAATCGGCGCTCTGCGCGGCGATTTTATCTTCCATTGCCGAAGCCCACTCTGGAAAATCCTCCTTCAAGGACTTCCACGTTTCGTCGCTCTTTTTTGCAGCGTCTATTTGTGCCTGTGTCGGCGCTTTATCCCCGGCCTTGCGAGTATCAACGGCGGCACTTTTGGCTAAATGACTCTGAATCGCCCCTACACGCCCCTCTGTCGTTTTCAACCGGGACGTGAACTGTTCCA